TTCATTTCAGTGTCTTTCAGTTACCCTGCGAATTGCAGTGAACGAATCTTAATTCAAAATTAAGAAGACACGCAAGTACTTTAAATAATGACCTTCATCTTTTGTGGGTTATTAGCAATTCCAGAGTGTCAGCAAGGATGTCCAACTCGTCCACCCCATGGCGCTTGAAGTCGTCCCTCGTCCCGTGCCAGCCCTTGGAGCCAGTGTGGTGGGCAGGGCAGAGGGGGATGACCAGCCAATTGCTCTGGCGTTGCGCCATCCCCACACCTTCCCGTGGATGATGCAGGTGGGCAGGGGTCTCGCCGTACCCCATGCGCCTGCACATGCCGCACCCAAGCTCAGCCACGGCATTCATCCATTCTTTCTCGGTCACATCGTCACCCTGTCTTGAACCCGGTTGGAAGCCTCTATAGACCGCCACACGTCGATTCGGGCCTGAGCGGCTATCAGCATCCACCGAAGCTGTTCCTCGGCCTCTACGGCCTGTTTGATAGCCATCAGATGGGCGCGGTAGTTGGGGTCGCTGTACGCCTCGCGTTCCTGCGCGTTGACGGCTTCAAAGCCATGATGCAGGGCTGTCTTGCAAAGCTCGGCTTTCAGGGTCTTGCGAAGCTCTTCCATGTAGATGCGGTTGGCCCGGGCCTGCGCATAGTCTTTGGACTTGGCAATGATGTAGTCGATTGCTTCGTTGGGGTCTTTCATCTTGGTCATGCGGCCACCCCAACAGTTCCATTGCGGTAATGCAGGCGGTTGTTAACCCGGCTTGGCAGGGCCAAGAAGTCCTCGGCGTGATTGCGTGCAGGCTTTACCTTGAGTTCAGCGCCATCATAGGTTGTGCCTTGGGTGTAGTGCGGCTGCGGGGCTGATGTCGGCTTGCGCTCCCTGATGGCTCCAAGCTCATTTAACTTGGCCTCGCCGTCAGTGGTGATCTTCCAAAATCCATCGCGGTTGACCACGAAGCCATCTTTTTTCAGTGGGCTGATGACGTACATGTTGAATCGGTCGATTGAAATGTTTTTGGTCTGCGTGCGCCACTCTTGTTCTGTCAGCGGGTAACGTGAAATTTTCTCAAGCCCTTGGTGGATCATTGATCCACGGGTGTACAACGATCTCATTGGTTCTTTATTCATAACTTCTCCAGTTGAACGATCAATAACCCCGGCTTGTCACCGGGAAACCTGTAAACAGTGATTGGCTGGAACTGTGCGTCGTTCACACCCAATGCATCTGCTACGCCATCAAGTCCCGCTTTGCTTGCTGCCAGCAAGTTGTCAACATCTCGTTGACGTTTGTCCGGCATCATGTACATCAGCGTAACCCTGATTCCTTCTCCATCGTTGATGAAGTCATTACCTGAATGCTTAGTCAGGTAAAAACAATCCTCTCTGTACTTTTTCTTGATTGAGTGCGTTGTTGCCCAGTGCTTGCCGTTTTTGTTGTTGGGCATCAACTCGCTTGGTGGGAACGGCAGTCTTAACAGCGTTGCGTTCGGCCTCCATGCGTCGTATAAGGTCGGCAAGTCCTTGATCTCCACGGCGTTTTTTGATGTCATTTTTTACTCCATCCCACCATGATTGCGCGGTTTCTAACCCGACCTCGCCAATCTTTATCTTCCTCCTCTTGATCCAGTCCCTCGCTTCGCACTGCTTCATGTGCTCGACAGTCTCCGGTGAGATAGAGACATTTGAGGATGAGAGTCTCGGGGTAGGGATAGCCTTGACGCGCACCGTCGAGGATTTCTTTTGTTTCTTCATGGGTCAACTCAATAAGGTTCGTCATCGTCAATCTCCGTGAACGGTTTTGTCGGCGGCTGGGTAAATTTCGGTTTCAAAATTTGATCGTAGTCACCATCTTTTGACCACGCATGTTTGGAACATTTTTTCCAACCCATGTTGATCGTCCAACGGTTCTCACAGCCAACCACTTGGCATTTCAACGGGTCTAAGTCTTTGTCCATTTGCCGCTCCTAAGCTCTGCAAGCCGCTCCTTGGCCTTGCGGACAACCTCTGGATCAACAGGGGTTGGGTTGTACTCAATCTGCGGTTCATCACGGGGGATTGCAGGCCCAGCGTTGCAGAACTCGCGGAACTTAATTGCGCTCGGCGGAAAGTCGCCATTGAGCCGGGTGAAGGCATAGTCAAGGCTTGGCTTGTACGTCAGGAAATTGCCAATCTGGTCTTTCCATATTTGCCGAACAACAGGCAAGTCCATTCCATCCCAGTTGCGATTGAATGCCTGACCGTAAATCCCGCCCAGCATCACAAAAACGTAGTCAAGGCCAGATTCGGCATCAACAAAATCATCTGCTGAGTAATTTGACATTTTGTCCGCTCCCTAAAAGTCCACGAGTAAGGCCCGACATCACGGTTTTGTTTGACAGGCCAGTCTTGGTCAGGTTATTGGTTTTATCGGCAACCCATTCAGCCTTCATACCCTGACTGCCACGGGTACACCACTCAACCAAGAATTGTTCAAGAGTCCAGTTGAGCTTGGCAGCTTCTGCTCTTGCTCCTTTGACCACAGTCTCGGTTACCGAAGCTTTCTTGGTTTTCCTGAGTTGCAACCAGTCTTGCCAAACTTGTTGGCTTACATCTGGTGGGCAAGCCACGACAGTGGCTCTCTCTTTACTTGGTTTATGGTTATTGGTTATTGGTTCTTGGTTGGCTTTCGAGTGGGTTTCCACTGGGATGCCACTGGGAACCGACTGGTAACCCACTGGGTTTTCTGCCCCGTGTTTATTGGACTTTGGTCGGCCACCAAGCTTGCCATTGCGCCTGTTTTTCTCGGCCATCTCGTGATATTCGCGGATAACGAGGTCACATCGGGCATGCTTCCAGCCCTCTTCGGTGCGCACAAAGAAGTCCTTCAGAACCGACTCTAAGGGCTCGCATCCCACTCGTAACCGTCTGGCAACCCACTGGGTTTCCAACGGAATAAAAGCTTCGGTGTCGTAGTACATCTCCAGCAACCGGCGGTAGGCCAAGTCTTCTTCGTTGGTCAGGTGGGCTGTGGCGGACTTGTAGTCGCCAATGTGATGCGGGTAATAGTGCATGGTCTTTCCTTCGCTGTCCTCCATTGACAAAGAAACTTCGGCAGGCGGGGAGGCTCGCTTTTCGGTGGGGTAGCTACTCCCCACCTAGCCGGGTTTCAAAACATCTTACATCGAAAAAAGGTCGGGGCGCAAGATGTTGCGCGGAACCAACCCCTGTGTTGCTTTTTCAATCTTGACTGCCAACTCCGGTGACGGGCGCTTGCGCTCGTGGATCAACAGAGACAGCCACGTCGGGGTGATCCCCAAGTATTCGGCCATCTCATTCACAGCGCCCATGGGCTCTGTCCTAAAGTATTCTTTGAGAGTCATCGTTTCCATTGTTTCAGAGTATAACTTAACTGAATATTAAATAAATCTTTACTTGAAGTTAAATTCTGTGCCATAATCCCTGCACACCAATTTCGGTGTGTTACTGGAGCCGTTATGAAGCCAACCCGTGAGTCAATCGACTACGCCTGCTCGGTCGAGCAACACCAATCCCCCGTCAACACTTGCATGAAGCTGGTCTTCGTTGCGGCTGTCGTCGTTCTCATTCTGGACATGCTCGTATGGAGAGCGTGACCGACAAAGAGTATCAGGACTGGCTTGCCGATCCTGTTGCACAACTGGAGTACCTGCTCTGGTCAATTTCACAGAACCTTCAACAACTTACAGAAAGCATTAAATGAGTAATTTTTACGTCGAAAGCGACATGTCATCGAACAACTTCATTCCGGTTCCACCGGGCTCCCATGTGGGCCGGTGCTATCGCATCATTGACCTTGGAACCCAAAAGACCGAGTACCTTGGCGAGATCAAGATGCTGCGCAAGGTCATGTTTGGCTGGGAATTGCATGGCGAAGACAACGAGGGCAAGCCCTTGCTCACCGAAAAGGGTGAGCCCATGGCAATCTTCAAGAACTACACCCTGTCCCTGAACGAGAAGGCCAACCTGCGCCTTGACCTGCAAAGCTGGCGCGGTAAGCCCTTTGCTGATGCCGAGGCCCTTCGCTTTGACATTGCCACCGTCTTGGGCGCTTGGTGCATGCTGAACGTGATCCACCGCCCCGGCAAAGGCGACAAAATCTTTGCCAACGTGGCTGGCGTGTCACCGATCCCTCAGATTGTCAAGCAACATGGTCTGCCACAGGGCATCAACAAGCTGCAAATGTTCCGTTTGGCCGACCCCGACATGGAAATGTTTGAGACGTTCAGCAAGGGCTTGAAAGCCAAGATTGAGTCTTCCCCTGAGTGGAAAGGCTTGATGGCCTCCAAGGCCCCCTCAAAGGCTCCCTCAAGCCAGCCTCAAGCCACCACAAAGGGTGGCTTTGATGACATGGACGACGACATCCCGTTCTGACCATGACGCTGAGCTTCACTGAGCGCAAGCAAATCTGGTGGGAGTGGCACAAGGCAAACCCTCATGTTTGGAAATACTTTGAGCGGTTTGCATTGGAGGCCATCTCCAACGGACACAAAAAGATCAGTCACTGGCTGATCATCAACAGGATCAGGTGGGAGGTCACCATCGTCACTACCGGGTCTGATTTCAAGATCAGCAATGACTACATCGCCTTTTATGCTCGACTTTGGCAAGCAAAGTATCCGCAATACAAAGGTTTGTTCAACACCAAAAAAATGATCGGGGAACCATCATGCGGTATTTAATCCTTCTTCTGGCCTTGGCCGGATGTTCTGCCGGTTCGGCGTGGAATGCCAATGTGGGACAGCCACCACCAACGCCCGAGGCAAGCTCCTACAAGCACCAAAACCTTGAGGTGGACAAGAACGTCCAACCCATGAGCCGCAACGAGACCATCCTTGCCATTCAGGAATGCGAGGCCAATGGAACCCGACCAGTCATCATCCACGCAAAACGCAAGATCAACGGGTACACCGCCGACATTGTGGTGGACGTGACCTGCGCCCCAAAGTTTAAAACCTATTAAGGAGCCAACATGCTTAACTTTTTAATCGGCGCGGCCTTTGGGTTTTGTGTTGCTTCCTACGGTGTCATGGGCGTTGCAACCGCCCTTGAGAAGAGCATTGACACTGCCAAAACTGTCAAAATTACTACGGAGAACAAATGACCACAATCATTGCACGCGCCAGCGAATCCCAGCACTGGTACGACGTTTCGGGCAAGCCGATGTACACGGTCAAGGCCAAAGACGGCACAGACCGCCCTACAACGCTCAGGGACGCACGAAAACTGGGTCTTGTACCCTCGGTGACCACCATCATGTCCGTGGCCGCAAAACCGGGCTTAGAGGCTTGGAAGATGAACCAGATGATGATGGCTGCTCTGACCCTACCAAGGGCTCCGGACGAGCCGGAAGCAGACTTCATTGACCGAATCCAGAAAGATGCCAAGGAGCAGGCCAAGATGGCTGCGGAGCGCGGCACGGCCATCCATGAGGCGCTGGAGAAGTTCTACGAGGGAATCCTGTACTACGAGCACCATGAACACCAGATGGGCGTGGACGAGGCTGTCCGGAACCACTTTGGCATCCAGAACTGGAAGACCGAGACCGCCTTTGCCTGCGAACTGGGGTACGGTGGCAAGCTTGACTTGCACTGCCCGGATGGCGAGGGAATCGTGGTGGACTTCAAGACCAAAGAGTTCACCGATCCGGCAAAGATTGTGATGTACGACGAATTGCCCATGCAGTTGGCCGCATATCGCATGGGGCTTGACAAGCCTCGCGCACGATGCGCAAACGTGTTTGTGTCCGTTTCAAAGCCCGGCCTTGTTCACATCAAGGAATGGACTGAAGATGAGCTTATGAGGGCATGGTACATGTTTGGCGCTCTCAAACAATTCTGGTATGCAAAAACCGGATTGGAGGGATGATGGGGTACATCATTGGCTGGGCTTGCTTTGCGGCATGGCTCACACACGTCTTCACCTGCTTTGCACAAGGCTTGTGGGGGTTTCTTTTGGCTGGCGCACTTGTATTTCCGATAGGAATACTGCACGGCTTTTACATCTGGTTTCACTAAGGAAAAACATGAAAACGATTTCAACAACTTTAATCAATCAGCGTCTTAACGGGATTAGCGTCACCGGAAAGTTTCTTAAAGACATTGGCTTCACGCCTGCTTTTGAAACCAAAAACGGCATCATGTGGTATGAAGAAGATGTCTCATATATGTTCATGGCAATCGGCATCTATTTTTTTACAAAATCACAAGAACTTCGTCGTGAAGAACAAAAACAACTTGAAGAAGATTACCTAAAAACTCATGCTGCGTTTGGGTACAAAAAGAACGGTGAGCCAGCAAAGAAACGCGGCAGACCATCAAAGAATCAACAACTCATGCGAGAAATGAAATGAACAACCCATACCTAACCGTAGAAGAGATCAATGAAGCTTTCCGCAAGGTTCACCTTGAGGAGCTTCACAACTTCCTTGAGGAGGACTTGGTAAAGCTTGCCAACGCCTTTGTGATGGCCGCAATGCCTGCAATCGTCCGCCTTGAGCGGGAGATGTGCATAGACTTTGTCAACAGCCTGAACACGGAAGTTGGCAAAGCCTTGCAAGAGAAGCGCGGGAACCTTTAATCAGTAGTCTGCCATTGGATTGGCTTGGAACTGTGAGGCGGTGGGGGCGGGTTTATTCCCGCTTACCATCTTTCCTAAATTGCTTGTAACGCCACCCAAAAGCTCAGGATGATCATGGTAATACTGAATTAAAGCGGTTGTTAAACCTACCGGAATACCGACAGGCGCATCGGCAAGCATTGCAAGGGTTCCGCCAACACCAGAGATACCAGCACCCGTATAGTCTTTGTCCACCAATCGACCAATGACATCTCCAATATTGTAGCCAGCGCCTGCGGCATTGACAGTTGAACCCACTATTGGCAATGCGCCTTTCACAGCCGCCGCAACCTTTGGCGCATTTGGAAATGCTTTGAGCAACTTTTCACCGGTTGACAAAGCTGGCTGAGTAGGCACAGTTGCGGAAACACGAGGCGCATTTACTGCCTCATTTGCAATTTGACGTTGCACTGACAATGGCCTGAAAATTCCATTCTCAAAGACAGATGGCCCCATCTCTCCAGCGGGGTTTAACAACCCGGGAGTTACACGATAGTCAGGATTTAATTCTAAAAAATGAGTAAGGTTTTGTTGTGCAAGATTTTCTGCTTGAGCAACACCCTTGTTCAATCCTTGATTGCTTGTCAATGCACGGCTTCCGGCAGATTCATCCCAAATTTCAAAGGGCTTGCCTGTCGCCGGATCAATTTCAACATTGGCTGGCGCAGAAGAAGACATTGACGATTGTTTAGCAGGTTGAGCAGAGGGATTGTTTCTGTTTCTGTAATGACTCAACAAGTTTGCACTGCTACCAGCAAGAGCGCCCCAGTTTCTTGGGTCAAGCATGAACTCCTCAGATGGCAATAAATTGGAGTTTTCAGCCAATTCCTTAGCCTTGTTTGCCACATCAACCACGTTTGATTTTTTTGCCATGGCAGGCGGCTCTCCGGGCATCGGAGGATTGATGAACCCACGACCAGCACCACCGCTGCCCTTTGCTTTCATGGCCTCGTATTTGTTAACCTCATTGGCCGAGTCAATAGCTTGTTTTGCTAAAGAAACATAATCTACTTCATCACTCATGATTTATCCTTTGATTAGTCTGCCAATTTTCTTGCATCTCTTAACTTTGGTGCGTAATCATCAATCAATTTTTTATATTCTTTGCTATGCAAAAAAGAAGACAATGGCCTATTTGCATAAGAAGGATTATTTTGATAGTCCCCAAGCAATTCAAATGATTTGCCTAACCTTTGATTTTCTATTGCATCCTTTGTAATGTCGGACATTAAAATCTTGTGTGGGTCATTTGCATTTGTAATCCGAGAAAGACCAGTTTGAAACTCAGCAATGTTGGCATGACCGCCACCGCTTGATGCCCGAATTGCGGCAGACAAAGCATCTCCAGTTCTTTGCGCATTTAGCAAAGCAAATTCTCTGAGTTGTTTTTTTTCTTCTGGCTCCAAATTCATTGCGTTAATTGTTTTCACAATAGGAGCAGAAATACTCAACCCAAAGCCTCCTCCGGGCGTACTTACGTTGCCATGCAATCCTTCTTCAAGTGCATTTTGAATTGCATTCAAATACCCTTTGTCTTTGTACAAAAGTCCTGTACCTTTTACAACTCCGGGCGTTCCTCCAAGCTCAAGAAGCCTTTGATTGCGAATGTCATTGTCAGAAACAACTTGAGGATCACCCCTTGTTATGATTTCATTTATTCGCGGCTCATACATCGCATTTGTTTTCTTTTGCGATTCTTCGCTAAGCCTTATAGCTGTATCGACGGGATTTCCTTGACCTTCAAAAGTTATTGGCGATTGGCTTATTTGAGCATTTTGAGGCGATGAAATGGCTTGCGAAATAACAGGAGTTGGCCTAACGGTTTCTTGACTAGGCGCAGTAGCAGGGGTTTGCGTGCTTGTTTCCAATATCGGCATACCTAACTCAGGCGGCGTGATTTTGCTACGAGTCATTTCACGCTTCAAACCATTGATGTTTGCCATCAAATTATTTTTTGTTGCGTCGTCCGCTCCAGAAGAAATAGCATCGTACAAAGCTTGATGAAATTTCACATATTCATTTGCAAGAACGCCTTCACGACCTGAGCTTTGCGGCATTTCTCCAATAACATTAACTTGCATTTTTGGAATGCTTGGAGCTTTCTCTTCAACAGAAGGCATAGCAGGGGCATTGGGAGCCGCAGCGGGTTGAACAGCGGCTGGCAAGTTCATTGAAGAATCTAAAGGGTTGCCTTTGTTGTCATACAAAGGAATGCCTTGCACATTGTTGCCTTGCTGTTGATATGCACCCGATCCAGTTGGCACAAAGCCCGGAATATTCTTTCCATATTTTGCAAAGTATGCTGCATTTTCAATTGCGCTTGCATTTGCTTTTTGGGTAAGCTCTGCCTCGCGCTGGGCCATTTCCACCATCTTTGTGGCGGCTGCGCCAGTTCCATTTGGGTCTAGGATATTTAACACACCAGCGGTTTCTGCTGGCATCATTCTGTGAGCGCCGGGAGGAAGTGGCTTGTTGCCAGCCATAACTGATTCGGCATCTTCAGGATCAATGCCAAGTGCGCTTGCAAAAAGCTCCCCTGCCTTTTTCTTTTGGCCTAAGCTGGCGTTGTATGAGGCCATCTGAGCACGAAGTTGAGCCATGGGAAGCAATGCGGATCGTTGTTGCTCAACATTCTCGCCAAGGGCCTCTGCTGCACTTCCAAGGGATGCCATGAACCCACCCAGTTGGGGTTTTGCAAATCCGGCGGCGACCTTCCACCAGTTTGGTTGCGCATAGCGCATCTGTAGCGCATCCAAAAAGTTTTGTTGCGCTTCCTGATATTGTTCTATATCAGACTTGTTGGAAAACACCGGGTTTGGCGCTGGGCCAAAAACTGATTCCAAAGACCCAAGCGTTTGTTTGCTTTCACCTGACATGATTTATTTTCCTTTAACCAAAAGTGCTTTCTGGAAGAACATCGGTACTTGGGTTGTAGTTTGGCGTATAACTTGTTTGACCATAGTTGGAAGGCGGCATATAAGAGCTTGTATCTGTACCAGCAGGGGTTGTTGTCGTAGTTGATGGCGTTGAAAATGCATCTTTGACGGTGTTATAGCCAGTTTTAATAATGTCGCTCAAGCCGCTATAAATACCTGAACCAACACTTGGGCCTGCAACCATCTTGCCATTTGCATCAAGCGTGTATGTAGGTTGAGACAAGCCAGCAGCAGTTGCACCAAGGCCGGTAAGCGCAGACAACGGAGAGCCTTGCATGGTCTGCACGGTAGTCGTTGGGACTGTGTAACCCTTCATCAGTGCGGCTTGTTGGGCAAGCTTTTGCAACGGGAACAGTTGCTGGTTCTGAGCAATGGTTTGCTCCTGTCCACCCATGGTAGCTAAGGCATTCACGTCACCCAAGCCCAAAGCCTGAGTCTGACCGGCCAAGTTGCCGCCCACGGTTGCTGCGTTGATCAAGTTGCCCTGACCTGTAGCGGCCAAGCTGCCTGCCGACTGGCCGAGTTGAGCCTCCAACGCTTGTTGCTTCTGAGCGGCCTGCAAAGCCTGCGTATAGCCTGCTTGAAGGGCTTGATTCTGTTGGGCTAGTATGTCGGTATTGGCGTTCTGGATCGTCTGTCCAAGCACCTGTGCGCCGCGCTGGGAGCCAAACTGGCCGGAGCCAACTGCGCCTGCGGTTGCCTGTGGAGCCAAGTTTTGTTGGATGTTGCGTTGACCAAGGGTTCCGATGGAATTCACCACGTCTTGGGTGTACGGACTCATGTAACCCTGCGCCAGTTGCGACGGGTCTACGTTGGCATTGTTGAAATAAGGGTTGGCCGCACTCAGGGGGCTGGTTGCGGTGGCTTGGCCCAAGGTTCCTTGCGCTGCCGTCAGCGCAGGCTGGTAGTTGCCTACGTTCTTTGAAACATCTGCAAAGGCCGCTGTCTGCAACGGTTGTGCGCCAACATACTTAGCCGCATCAGCCGCAGTCTGGCTGTTTGTGGCAAGGTTATTGAGATAGTTGTTGTAATACGTTGGCGCTTGCGTTGCCGTCGTTGCTGAACTTGTAAGTAAATCTGCCATTTTTAGCCTTTCATTGCCTCACGCATGTACTGGAGAGGGCTTCTTGCCTTGGGGGGTATTTTAGTGTCGGGTGCTGATCTTTTGTGCGCTCTGATCTGCTCTCTCATTGCGTCCAGCATCTTTGCACCCTGTTTGTTGGAGCCATGACCCAGCGTGGTCACAAACCCGGCAGGCAGGACAAACTCGCCATCAGCGATCTGCGCACGGATTGGCTGACCGCCACCACTGTGGTGCTCAGGGACGCTTCTGCGGAACTGTTCCAAAGCACCCGCCCCAGCCTTGCTAGAACCGTCACCAAGGGCTGCAACCGTGTCAGCGTCAATGACATAGTCACCGTCGTGCAAAACGGCTGGAATGTCGTCTGATTGGCCTGTGCCGCGCCCTTGGGCGTAGTGACCTGTTTGACCAGTGATGAACTCAGGCTTGTGCTCCGCGCTTACATTGCCGCCTCGGGCGTATTGAATGAACTCATCAGGCTGGCCGATGTTTGCCAAAGCCGTAGCCGATAGGTCAGGTGATCCGGCAAATTGAGCATCTGAATTCATGAAGTTGGAGTTTTCCAGCATAGAAGGCGTGAGCCCCACGCGCTCCATCAGTATTTTTGCCATGTCAGGTGTCAGGCCGGGGAAAAGTTGCTTGAGTTGAGCCAACCCTGCCGCCTCTGTTGCGCCAGTTGTGTTCAGATAGCTATCTAATGCCGCAGCCGCATCCAACGGAGTGGAATAAGTTGATTTTGGCGATGCTTCTGTTGTTGCTTTTTTCTGTGCGCCAGATGTTGAGCCAGATGTTCCGATCCCAGCCACGGATATGCGAGGCAGATTTACATCATAGTAGGCGGGGTCAGTTGCCATGATCGGAGAGCCGGTCACGTCGGGATTGTTGATGAATGAGCTTGGGCTTCCAAGAACGGGTGCTGCGCCGGTAGGCGTGTATCCCAAGCTGCCAACAACACCAGTTTCTCCTGTGACAGGATTTGTCACGTTGGAGGTCAGGCCCTGTGCGCCACCCATTGCTTTAATGCCGGGCGAGCTAGGCAATTGCACGCCCAAGCCACCAGACGCATCAACCGGGTTATACAAACTGTAATCAACCGGTGAAACACCTGCGGTTGTTTCGGTAGAAGTAAATGGAGTTACGGACAACCCTGTGCCTGTTGTTGCATCAACACCCATCTTTGGCGTGGCGGTGGACAGCAATGAATAATTTGGCGAAAACGATGTATCAATTGGGGAGGTTGCTGGCGCAGCACTTTGCGATGCGGCAGCATCAACAGGTGATGTTGAAGCTTGAACAACAGGTGAGCTTGAAATGATTGATGCAATATCTGGCGCAGGAGCAGGCGCAGGGGCGGTTGAACTCAACGGGGAAATGTTGAGATTGTCTGCGTTTGGCGTTGGTGTATTGATTGCTGTTGCTGCGTTATTTGCCAGCGTGTTAACACCAGAATTTATGCCAGCATTGATAGCCCCAGCAAGCGGGTCTTTGCCTTGCACAGCAGAAGAAACAGCGCCTGTAGCAGCAGCACCAGCGGCCTTGCTACCCGTTGCTTCTGTAACGGCAGCATTTGTGCCGCTCATCATGTTACTTACGCCAGTACCAATTACAGCGGCTTTTAATGCATCATTTACATTGCCGCCATTTGCAACGGTGTTTATTACCGTGCTTCCAGCAACTGCTGCCGCAGTACCAGATAAACCAATAGCCTCTCCAATTGCGGTTCCTGCACCGGGCGCAGCAACGCTCAAAGCAATCAAAGCAACTTGCTTGGGGTCTGAAAGAATAGCCGTTGCAGTTTTTCCAACATTGCCAGCAGTATCTTTAACTAGATTTCCAACATTACCGGCGGTGTCTTTAACCAGATTGCCAATATCACCAAGCGGATTCCATCCCCCACCTCCGCCTCCACCACCAAAGATTTGTTTAATTACTTTTTGGGCGTCTACATTAACCGTTTTCCCCACATCAGACACCACATTTGAAATTGCTTTGCCGGGATTCTTAAGAGTACCCTGTATTGATTTAACCGGATTTGAGAAAAAGCCCATTACAAGGTTACCTCCGCAATAAATCCATCACCTGATTTGGTGATAGTGAAATGATATTTACCAGTAAAGAATTTTTGTATCAAGTGAGAAACAGCAGGGTTTTTGTATGGCGTGAATGCTTTGAAAAATCCAATTTTTTTAGCAAGCTCTAAAAATACCAACACGTTCTTTGCAAGATTTTGCGGAGTATCTGCATTGAAGCAATGAAACTCACATGACCCGTCTTGTGCTTTTTTGAAAATAATTATTGTGTCACCTTCACGAACAAGGTGAGCGTTTTCATTTTCAATTTCATCTTGCATGCGCTGCACAAGAGTTTCAAATGTGAACCCTTCTTGATTGTGCTTAGCGTCATATCTAATGATTTGCTCTGGTGTCATCGTTTTAATCCCTAGTTCATGCTCATGATGCCGACAAACTGTTGTGCCCAGTCCTGCCAGCTTTCAAAACCTCTTGAGTCCGGCACTCCAAATTCTGTGAAGTAGCCAATACCCGTCATCCCATCAACCCACTCTTTCCACTGAGCCTCTGGCACATGACCAAGCTGCTGTGGCGCGAATTGCTCTTCGGTCAGCTTGCACCACTGATCCCACGTCATCAGGCGCGGGTCGAATGGGGTCGTCATGGGTTGCCGGTCGAACGAACGTCGCCGCCTTCGACGGACAGCAACAGCTTACCCATCTGGTAGTTGCCATTGCCAACATTGGACTCAAAGCGAAGCCTCAATTCACGGCGCTGCTCGCGCATGTCAATCTTCAAGGTGGTGTCATCAAAGTAGTACGGGGCAGACTCAATGTCCACGTCATCCGCATAGCCTTTGCCGGTCACCACCACACTCATTTGACCCACCTGAACAAAGTCAGGTTCAATCCGTTCAATCCTTGCCCACAGGTTATCCCCAACCAACTGCGGGTTGCCGGGGCCACCGGTCACCAGACCGAGGTTGCATGTCTCAAACATCGACCGGATTGCATTCACGCTGGTCAGGTAAATCTGGTTGACACCAGACTCATGCTGCCAAAGGGTGTACTTGCCCTGCGAGTTGACCTCATTGCCGCCCCAAATGGGCTTCCTGAACACCTCAGAGAACGTGCCAGCAGAGCGGCGAGCGCCCGGGGCTTGACCTGCGTCATACCAAGTCTTCTCGCGCACGTTGTAGATGATTGCGTCCGTACATTCGGTTGCGTCACCCTTGGGGTAGAACCACCAGATTTCTCCAAAGCGAGGAACCTTGGTCACCCACACCTTCTGGCGCTGGTTGTAGTTCAGGTTGTCGAAGAAATAGTTCTGGTTCATGGTGTTGGGGATTTCCTGAACCACGCCGTTGTAGCAAAGGAACCGATCAACACCGCACCAGTAGAAGATGCCGTCGTACTCGATCACGCACTGCGATGACATGATTGAAGTCTGGCTGGTCAGCAGGTCATACCGCCAGTAGTAGTTGATCCCGCCCACCGTGGTGGGGCTGTAGGACACCCTAATCACTGAATCCAGCGACCAAAACAAGCCGGAGGGTGAAGTAGTACCACCACGCACCGGTAGGCCCTTGACGATCTTTCCTGTGGACACGTTGTTGGCGTTGGAGTCCGAAGATGTCCAGTTGTTGAAGTCACCTGCTGCGCAGTTCTGGATCAAACCATTGTTGCCGTACACGAACAGGTACGGGTGCAGCATGACCACACCACCAGAGACAGAGATGTTGTTGTCAAAGGTTGCGGTGATGCTGGCCGATGCGGTCGCAGCAGCAGACATGGTGACCGCAGTTCCGACAACCGAGACCACGGTCGTACCGGCAGGGATACCAGAACCGCTGATGGACATGCCAGCGCCAACGGCTGTGTTTGCGGTGGTCAACGTAAAGGTCGTGGTGCTGTTGGTCGTTCCGGCGGCTGTAAACACGCCCACAGGGGCCAATGTAGAGCCGGGGAACACGCCATACAGGGGTCTGGTGTTGACGGTGCTGTCGATAGCTGCCAAGTTCTGGCCGGGGTGGGCAATAAGCTGGTTCGTACCGCCGCCGGTCGAGTCGTAGCCAATGTCAAACTGCCACAGGTTCAGGTTGCTGGCCGTGAATCCTGAACTGAATGTGTAAGGGGTTGGGCCAAAGCCTACGCCGTCATCATTGTCGGTTGACCACTGCTCCAGACCGTTGTTGTAGCCGGACACGACATAGTTCAGACCGCCGGTCGAGGTCATGGTCATGCCGCGAGAGATGCCGGTAGCATTCAAGAAGATGCCGTTGTACCCACCCATCTTGCGAGGCAGTCCGCGCTGGAACCGCACCCACTCGCCGTCAACAAAAATGTCTGAGGCAAACTGAGTACCGTCCCGCTGAATACCGGGCTTGACTGATAGGGTCGTGACCTTAGTCGTCAAAATGATCCTCCGGGGATGCTTGCCGGAACCAAGAGGCCGGTTCCAGTCAGGGTCATCTTGTTTGTGGCCGATGCAGCAAAACCAAGCTGGCCGCTACCAACCAAGTACAGGCCGGTTGTGTTGTCGCCAGAAAAATTCAATGACGGGTTTGCGGCTGAGCCGTTGCCCAGTGTCAGCGAGGTTAACGTGCTGGAAGTGGCTGTTTGGGCGTTGTAGACATTGGTTCCATCGCAGATAGCAATGATGGTCTGATTCTGTCCAAGGACAACCGTACCGCCGCCTACCGCAGCCGTCTTGAACGTCAGAGTAAACGCGCCAGTGGTGTTGTTCTGCAAAGAGTAAAGCTGCACGGTGGAGGGAACCACCACAATACAGTTTGATGTCAACGTGCCGCTGTACTCTTGGATGACGTTTGCACCCTCAGCAGAGGTCAGCGTTACAGTGCCGCCGGTCACCGTCTTTGCAAGGGTGGTGAAGGCAAACTGGTTTGATCGGCCATAGGCAAAGGTGTTGAAGTTCGTGCCGTTGGAGACGATCACAAAGGACTCTGTCAACTGCAACTGAGCGGTCGAGTTGCCGTCAATCTTGTCAGCGCCTTGGGGCAACACGGTGACAATGCCTGAGCCGCCATTGCGCACCATCACAAACCAGTTATTGCCAACTGCTGATGCGCTTGGCAGGGTCAGGTTACCCACACCACCGTTCCAAACGATGAATCCAGCGCGGTCTGATGGCAGAAGAGTGTATGCAGAGGAGATGGTGCTGGTGTTGTACGCTTGGTTCAGCGTGGTGTTCAAGGCAATCAAGCCATAACCAGCCAACGTAGATGCGTTGGCCGACGATGTGCCAGCGCCAAAGGTGATCACCGTCCACAGGCCGTTATCGGTGGTGTTGTCGGTCAGGTAGATGAAGTCCGCGATGCCAGAAGTGATGGTTGCAATCACGCTCAGGCCAGCATTGACCACGTTGAAGGTGTGCGAGCCAATGTTCCTGATGATGATGTTCTGACCATTAGACACTTGCTGGGCAGAGGGCAGGATCAGGGACAAGCCATCGACCGTGGCCGTGATGTCCATGATGTTGGCAACAACATTGGAATCGTTGCCGTTGACAGGCCAAGTAAGGGTTGTATTGACGGAGATGGTGAGGGCTTCGTAACCAACCTGTGAAGGGTTGATTGTTTGGCCGGTAAACGGATTTTGGTAGGTGGTCATGATTAACTATCCACAGCAATTGTTTGTCGGTCACCAACTCGTGTGGTGTCTTCGGTCTTCAGCGCAGCGATAGCCTCAGAGTACTTCTGCTGGAAGATTTGGCGCTGGTCGTTCTTCAAGAAGGGCATGGCTTGCAACAGGGTTCCGTACAGCATTGCGTTTGGCGCGTTGCGGGTGAGCCAGTTGGTCTGGTTGTCGGACGACAGTGGGGCGATGCGCTCGTAGTACAACACCTCAAAGTTGTAGTCCTGATCAGGTGTCGGGGCAATGTACCAATGATCGTAGTCAATGTCCGAGTAGAACAAGGGCAGATCGGTTTGGGCTGCATCCGGCCAGTAGCTCTTCAGATACTCAAACTTGCGCAAAAACACAGGTTGAGCGCCAGAAGCGTTTGTGATGGTCATGGAGACCGTCTTGCGCCATCTGGCAGGCTTTTGCAGCACTGGGTTGCCTTGGGACATGCTTGCGTTGGCAACATTCAGTTGGCCGAGGGTCTTGATTTCCTCGGCAATCTCAAATTCACACAGCGTGATAAAGGTCGGGATAGCCTCCCTTGTCGCGGCATCGCTTCGCTCCAGATACTGGAGGACGGTGGAGGTAAGGGAGTCATACGTCATGACCCAGCTTGGAGTAGACATCATCGCCCTTTCATGGCTGTTTTTCCCTGAGATTTACTGAGGCTCATTCTAGGGAAACTTTCGGTTTATGCCAAGACAGACTCGGCTTGTTTCATTACAGCTATTCGTTGCTCAGCCCCGAAAAGCCCTCCATTTATCACCTTGGTCAAGCCGTTGTAATCCTTTGAGTTGGCGTACTTGTCACAGTTATGGGTTTGCCAATACCAGCCAGCCACCGGGGCGGCATACTTGGGGGTTCTGGCAAGATCAGGATTTGCCACCAAATCTACGCCTAGCGCCTTACCAGCAAAGTAAAAATTGTCATGTCCGGTCAATTGGCAGAGGCCGGAACCACGAAACCGCCAACCATCCCCCGACCGCTCGTCACGGTTTCCCATGCGATTGGCATAGATGAAGTTGGCAATCTTTTCAGGCTGGTGGGCGTAGGAATTTGCCAGTTCAACGGAGGAAAACCGCTTAGGCCACAATTTCATGAGGGTCTCGGCGCGGTAATTGAGGTTTTCCGACAAGTCTTTAAAGTGGTTTGACTCATACGAAAACTGACCCAAAAAGCACGCTTGCTCTTCGGTGGTATCCAAGCCAAACCGCTGGAATGTGTCGTTCAAGGGATCGACCCATATTGAAGCAATGCCCAGTTGCTGGAGTTGTTCTGCCGTAATCATTTGACCCCCTTCATGAGGCTTTCTCTCACTTCGTTGTAGGCTTGGATGCAGGTGTTGAGTTTTCTGACGGTTGCGTCTGCGTCGTCTCCGACGGCGAGAATATCTTTTGCAGTCTCTGGCTGTAGTTCGGCTGTTCCAAGGTTAGCTCCGCTGGAAGCGGGGGCATCTGAGGCGGCTGATATGGGGCAGGACACCGGGATGCGCAACTTAAGAGCGCCAGTGGCAATATCAGCATTACGCTTAGTGATTTGAACTTTTGCATCATTGTTGGCCTTTACAAGTTGAGTGGCTTGATTGTTGACGGCGGCGACTAGCGCCTGCTCTTTTTGGCGAGCCTCAGAATTGAGCCGAGCAATTTCAATCTGTTGTTTTTCAATCTCAGCTTCGCCACCCTTGTAATAGCCCGTTCCAAAGGCTCCAAGGATGGCAAAAATAACGCCAAGAATGATGTACGGATTAACCACGAGCAGACTCCCTTGCTTGAGCCATTCTTTGTCTTTCGTCGTCATTTTCCAGCGAAGGAGGTGATGTCGGGGGAGGTGGTGGTGTCCAGCTTGGGTTTGACACCGTGATGTTCTGAACCGGAGGGGCTACATACGCATCTTTATTGGTCTTGGCGGCGTCCAGCATGGCTCTGGCCTCTGTGGTCACGCCCTTGGTCAGAATGCCTCCAATACCGCCCACAATTAGCAAGACGATGTCGTTGAGCATCTTG